CTATTGGTAATAGAAGCTATCAAGCGCATGCTGGGTTGAAATACCGGGAAAGGGTATGCAAAATAACCGGGGGTTGCCATAATTTATACTCCTGTTAATTCTACACGAGTAAGCGGATGAACCTGATTGCTAAAGTCTTCAATATCCACGAATTCTAGGCTTTGGAAGCTCATGCGGCGTACCTTTTGGCCAACGCGCTGAATATCTTGAGCCGTTTCGCCCTTCATGAATTCATATTGTGGATACCAGCAATTTTTATTGAGATGCTTAGCAACTCCTAATGGTATCTCATAAATATCGCCGTCTTTGAAGGTATAGTTCTTTGGTTGTTCTTCTCTATATTTTCTATAAGTAAAGCTGATGGCGCCACCTGGTACTTCGTGGAAAATGAATTTCCCTTTTACCTTTTGACTATCTTTTTCAAATTCATGGCGGTAGTTTATCTTTTCTACTTTTTTAGATACTTGCTGTGTTCTGTTTTCCATGTTTTTCTCCATACATAAAGGGGAGGGGAGGAAACGATTAAGTTGCCCCTCCCCGCTCTCATTTAATTAATTACAGGCCACCAAAGCTTGATTTACCTGAACGCCAGTAGACAACGTCACCAGCTACAGCACCGGCAGGACCAGTGATTGCAGTCGTAAGTTGTACACCTGCGCCACCTGTTCCCAGGATCATTCCTAAGAATCCAGTGTTTACGGTAGAATCAGCCAATAACCCAGTATTGGTATTGAAGATCTGGAGACCAGCAATAGTTGGAACTTGCGATCCAAGTACTGTTAATGATGTCGCAGTGTCTTCACCAACTGGAGTTAGTTCTGGGAAGCTGCTTGGTTGTTGTGCAATTGTTGGGTAAGTAAATGCAGTATAAGCAGTCGTATCAATATTGATCGTAAAGTTATAGTCATCTACTACGGTGAGAACAATCGCAGGAACTAAGCTACCTTGTGGGTAATAGTTATTTAATGGCTGAGCATTCAATTGAGTCATTCCAGATACCGCAGGGATATTGAAGCGAATCTCTTGTCCAGGTGTCAATCCATGTGCACGACCAGTACTTACTTGGGCATTTGTTGCCTGAGTAATATTGGTAATCACACGATGACGTGGATAGAACAATTGATTGTTACCATTGTAAACTATGCGATAAAAGCCCGCACCGCCAATTGCGCCAGGAGCAGTTGCCAAAGCATTAGTAGCGGTTAGCAAGGTAATGCTGGTATTAGCAGTCACTGCACCAACTACAAAATCTTGGCCGTTAATATCTGTTTGAGCAGTATTGCTTAAACGAATAACACTACCAACAGAAACACCAGCTGTATTTGCTGTGCTTATGACTGGTCGAGTTGCGTTCGTTACCGCAGTAACAGCAACAGGAGCAGACAATAACGGCAATGCGCCGGGTGTTTGACCTGATGGATCATACAGCGTGAATCCGCCGCTGAGAATCAAGTCATCGGTAGAGGCATTAGTGGTTACTTGTTTGTATTTAACAAACGCAGAACCAGCAGGCATGCCACGTTGCCAATAGAATTCATATCCCACTGAGCCAGGAGCTGCCGTACCAGCTGTTGCTGTTTGTGTATAGTTACGAACTGAAAGCCAATCTACACCAGAAGGGATTGCAATCACTTGATTTACAATCGTTGCTGGTACAATAAAGGAGCCTTGTCCGAGTATAGTTCCGTCCATAGTATCTCCTTTAAGCTAGGGTGGCACGAAGATTGATTATCCAGAGATCATTAGTGATTCTTGGTACTTCAGCGAATTTATAACCCACGGAAGCATTCAGAGCTAATGGTCCATCATATATTGGCGGTCGATAGATAAAGCTCGCGCTATAACCATCTTGTTCAATACATGCATATGCTTCCATACCAACACAGAAGATGTTGTACACATCTGCGCCAAGAGAAGAAGCATTAGGTGTCACTGAGCCGATAGATGAGATTAAGAAACGTAAGTTACCAATCGCACCCCATTCTGAACGTAATGCGTTCATAGGAGCTGGGTATTGGTTCTTCTGGATAAATCCAGCTACGTTATCTAAATTCCCTGTCAGCTGTGTTGAACATAATGCAAAGTATGCATCACGAACTGGCGCTGTACCGAACTTATCTTCACCTTCGATGTTATCCATAATGGTATATGCGTTGTTGTTTAACAAGGCACGCACAACTGTATCTACATCAGAACGGGTGATTTCAGTTGGGATATCACCATTTACGCCACCGACGCAGTTAATAAATGAAGCGGTAGACGCAAGCATATCACGGGTCAACTGATCCTCAGTTTGCCTTAGTGAAACGCCAAGACGTGCAGCGCATTCGTTTAATCAAGTTCTGTTACTTTTGTGACCACCCATGTGGCGGGCAAATCTCTTCGGATTCACCTCTCTATGTCTCCATAGAGTTCAGACTATCGCATCCGCTTTCGCGGCCTCAGGATTTAGTCGTTCAGAGTGACAAATTATGCTATCTATGGTACGCTGAGCAATATAAATAAAGGAGTTAATATGTGGACGAATGAACAACTTGCTTACCTCGCTGGCATTATTGATGGCGAAGGAACTATTGGTATAGAAAAAATGGCACCCTGCGGAAGCAGAAAGAAATTTTACTACACACCACGTCTTTGCATTATCAATACAAGCAAAAATCTTATGGAATGGCTTAATCAAACTTTTCCCTTTGGGCATTTTAGCCCTAGGAAGAAGATTGCTGGCCGCAAAGAATGCTATGCTTGGCGCTTGTTTGGTACAAATGTTGAAACTATTATCGTCGCTATATTGCCCTTTATTCAAATTAAACGTCGTCAAGCCGAATGTGTTCTTCGATTCAGAAAAACTGTAGGCAAGACTGGTTGGAATGTTTCTGATGAAACTTTGTCCCAACGAGAATCGCTTTACCAGGAATGTAAAATCTATAACACTGTCGGCGAATAACATTTTTTATCTTCTCCCTTGTCACGCTCGTCTTTACGTTAGCGCTTCCAAGTCAATTACCCAAGGTTTTAATCCCGCATTAAACTTTACGGGATCCTGATTCTGTAACGTAACTTGTTCATTGATAGTTACATAGGTCATTTTTACAGAATCAGTCATACGGCACCCTAACTTATACCGTAAAAACTAATCTTCGCATCAATATCTACAGCGGTTAAGTTTTGTGCAGGAGGCGTGATGCCTGAGTTGCCCAATGGAACCATTGCAGTATTTAATGGATTATATCTACGCATACGAAGAGTTGTACCACCATTACGCGGCATATTCTTCTTCATCGCAGGTATTTTATGAATCATGTTTGGTACTGGCACAGACAGAAGCTTATAACTAAAGCTTTGCTGAACTGGGGCAGGCAAACTGGAGGTAGTAGTAATAGACATGAGAAGCCCTTAAAGAGAGTTTTAACTTCTTTAAGTTGGCGAGACTTGAGTACAGCCACGGACTTGCGAGGGTCCATACAGCATGAGTTGATGAAGCTCAGTACAATCGAGGGTATCTTATCACAGGTTACTTGGTTAAGTAAACAATAAGTGCCGTTAAGCCACCAAGTACGGATGTTCCCAGGCTTACCAGGGCTATTTTCATTTTATGGTTATATCGTTGTCGTTCGCGTTCTTCAGAACTTCTACGAACTTGTTCATTGATCGTAAGCCGTACTACATTTACCGGCTCAAAGGTAATTCGTGCAGGAGCAGAATGTCGACGTACATGATGAGATTGATATTGTTGCATTGGATTCATTGTGCAACATAAAGATAAGATTAGAACTATGGTTTTCATGGTGCCCTCCCCGGCCATAATAGACATATCTCTATTAATCATATACCAACTTCCCCAACAAGAGCGAGAAAATAGGGGTAAGGGGGGTATTCTCTCACTCTTGTTAAGTCCATAGCCGTTCAGCCATTTTGCATTAAAAGATGATAGCAGGATTCGAACCTGCAAACTCTTACCCGTCAGTAAGCGCCGATAGCAATTGCTATACAGGTGCACTTTGTATAACTACTAGGCCTATATCATCGTACAATATCAATAGTTCCTATTATTTTTACAAATAATCCATTGTTTATCTTTTAGAATATTGAATTCGTCAAACAATTCATGGTGTTTGTCTTTTCCGTAATAACTTATCATTTCTAAGCGTACATCATCAAAAAGACAACACATACTGCAACAATAATGATCCTTGCAATGAATATCTCGGCATTTAAAATCGTTTCTGCATTTCATATATCTTGCATCTCAAAGTGATTGCTGTCCACCAGCTTCGAGAATCGACCGCCCCATCTATTCAATGGATTCAGCTTTTCCCAGAAGACACCGGCTTGTTCATAATCTTTAAATTCAGTTAAATATACGCCATCTTTGAATAAATTTAAATCTATCGCAAGTCTTTTACAATGCAAGCTGTCTGCTATGCCTTTGCCTGACTTTGCATATATCTCTGCTTGCTCTTTGCTGCGTTCTGCTTCACCAAGAGTACATTGGAAGCCAATATCAAAGATGAATTTGATGAGCGCGCTCACATTCAAGGCAAACTTAGTTTGTTTTTCTAATAGGATCATTGTTCAAAGCACCTTCGAATCCTTGGATAGATATCTTTTCATGTATTTTTCTACCAAGTATTTTATAGAAATCTTCCACATCGGGGAATGCATTTAATTCATCTACGTACTTAAGAAATAATTCATACGCCCCATTATTGATTACTTCACCATCAACTTCAGCATCCGGATCAAATCGATGGGCAACTTCAATAATGCTATCGTTGTAAAGCCTCTCGATTTTACGGCCTAGAGAAATTTTTTGTTTGGCATTCATCCGGGAAACTGAAATATTATTCAAAAAATTCATCTTGAGTTCTTTCGCGCTTCTTCCATTTGCTTTCTCAACTTCTTCTTCTCTTTTTCCGTGAGTGAATCGCCAACGATATCATCCATCTTTCCCTGGCGATGCTTCTCCAGTTCTGCGCGAAACTTCTTTATATCTTCTTGTTCAAGTTTACGATCATTCATGATCTACCTCTTTTTTGCAAATACAACCGTTTCTTAATAAAACCCAATAACCAGTTAGGTTTTGATTGTATTCATGAAAGCATTTGGACTTTTCAGGAACAAATGATTGCGCGTATTTAATCTTCTTCATTTCTTCTTTTAACTTTTCAATTTCTCTATCCTTTTCCCCATTATCTGGATGATAGCAATATGAATTTCGAAAGAAAGGAAAAAAGAACATTACAATCCTTTACGAGCAGCCTGCATCT